ATCGAGGGATCGGCAAACTGATGGGGATTTCGCCCCATACTGTGGAGCACCATCTCAGAAAAGGGAAGAGGTTGCTGGCTTGGTTTCTAGGCGGTTAAATCCTTTAGACCTTTAGCCGCAAGGGTTTACGCCAAAACCTCAGGATCTTGTCTCACTGCCAGTCTCACAGGTGAGACGGTAGACCGAAAATAGTCCCACAAATGGGACTGGGAATGCTATCCTCCGCAACGTGAGTCGGCACGTTTCGGATGAGTTGATCGACCTAGATGCGGCGGAGCGATCCGAGCGCATCCGTGGGCGCATTGACCAGCATCGCGAAGACATCCGCTGGCTCATGGGGACGCAGTCTGGCCGCCGCATCGTGTGGCAATGGCTTCAGGAGATGCGTGTCTTCTCGCCCGTGGTTGACACAAACGGTCTCGCGCAAAGCCATAAGGCTGGCGCACAGGCTGTGGGCATGAAGATCACCGCTGACCTTCTGGATGCGTGCCCCGACCAGTTCACCTTGATGCTCAAGGAATCCCGTGTCAGAGACGCAAACAGAAGCTCCCGAAACTAACAACGAAGGGCAAGTTGCTGAATCTCTGCTGACCGGCCAAGAGGCCGCGCAGCAACCGCAAGAGCAGCAGCCGCAGGAGGCTCAGGCCCAGCCCGAGCAACCGGCGGAAGTCAGCGAACCCGAGGGTGCGCCCGAGACATATGAGTTCCAAGCCACGGAAGGCTCGGATCTCGATGTGGACTCGGGTGCGGTGCAAGCATTCTCGGAAGTCGCAAAGGAACTCAACCTGACTCAAGAGCAGGCTCAGTCAGTGCTCGACAAGGTCGCCCCGGCACTGAAGCAGCAGAACGAAGAATACATCCAAGGTCTTCGTTCCGAGTGGGTTGAGTCCGTCAAAGCCGATCCTGAGATCGGTGGAGATCAACTTCAGGAAAACCTGGGTAAGGCCGTGCGCGTCCTCGACGCCTTCGGCACCCCCGAACTGAAGTCGCTGCTAGGGGAAACAGGTCTTGGCGATAACCCGGAGATCATCCGGTTCCTCGTCAGGGCGCACCAGGATATCGGCGAGGACCGTTTCCTCACTGGTAGCCAGTCGGACAAAGAACAGCCGTTCTCTGCCCGAGATTTCTACAACAACTCAAAGATGAACTGAGGAGTTCTAAACCATGGTTGTTAGCGCAACTACCCACCCGACGCTGCTTGACTACACCAAGCGGCAAGATCCTGACAAGAGCATCGCGACGATCGTCGAGACGCTCGCTCAAACCAACGAAGTCCTTGAGGACATGGTCCACCTTGAGGGCAACCTTGAGACCGGCCACCGCACCACGATCCGCTCGGGCCTCCCGGCTCCGACGTGGCGCAAGCTGTACGGCGGCGTCCAGCCCTCGAAGAGCGAGACCGTCCAGGTGACGGACACCATCGGCATGATGGAAGCCTACGCCGAAGTGGACAAGCAACTGGCTGACCTCAACGGCAACACGGCTGCGTTCCGCATGTCGGAAGACATGGCCCACCTGGAGGGCATGAACCAAGAGTTCGCCAGCACGCTGTTCTACGGCGACGAAAGCACGGCGTCCGAAGAGTTCACCGGCTTCCTGCCGCGCTTCAACTCCTCGGCTGCCGAAAGCTACGAGAACGTCCTGCTGGACAACAACTATGGCGGCGCAGCGGCGTCGGGCACCGACAACACTAGCATCTGGCTTGTGGTCTGGGGTCCGAACACCTGTCACGGCATCTACTCCAAGGGCAGCCAGATGGGCCTGTCCAAGGAAGACAAGGGTCAGGTGACCATCGAAGACACCACCGGCAGCGGTGGCGGTCGTATGGAAGCCTACCGCACCCACTACAAGTGGTGCTGTGGCCTGAGTGTCCGCGACTGGCGTTACATTGTGCGGATGCAGATCGACGCCACGAACCTTGGTGCTGATGCGGCGACCAATAACATCGCCGATCTTACCGAGATGATGGCGGACGCTTGCGAACTGATCCCGAGCCTGAGCGCGGGTCGCGCTTCGTTCTACTGCAACCGCAAGGTCAAGCAGACGCTGCGTAAGCAGTTCGTCAACAAGGTCAAGCAATCGACGCTTGGCATGGACGAGATCGGCGGCAAGAGCACGCTGACCTTCGACGGCATCCCGATTCGCAAGGTCGATGCCCTTACCCTCACCGAAACCCGAATCAGCTAACGGGAGGACACACACATGTTTATTGACTCAAACCTTGAGTTCTGCGACGCGGCTAGCGCCGCGCTTGACACTGGTGACGGCATCACCAAGCTCGGAAACCACAAGGACGTTCACCCTTTGACGGGTGACAACGCCACTGTTGACTTGTCGGGTGGCGAGCCGATCTATCTCGTGATCGAGGTCACGACCGCGTTTGTCGGGTCGGGCGCGAGCTACAAGTTGGACTTGACCACGTCTACGGAGACGGCTCTGTCGGGCGGCACGACCAAGAACATCTATACGACGGGCACGCTTACTATCGGCAACTTCACGGTTGGCAAGCGTTTTATTGCGTCTCTTCCGAACGAAGACTATCACCGATACCTGGGTATCCGTGGAACGGCTACGGGTGCCAACGTAACGGCAGGCGCGATCAACGCCTTCATCACGAAGGACGTGACCAACTGGACCTCGACCAACACCCGCGTCAACGTCTGATGAAGGTCAAGGCTACTTCTAAGGGCGTCTACGGATCTCGTCGCTGGAAACCCGGCGACGAGTTCGAGGTGGACGCCCGCCACTTCAACGCATCTTGGATGAAGCAAGTTGAAGAGCCGAAGGCCCAGGCCAAGCGTGGCCCTGGACGCCCGAAGAAGCAGCCGAAGCCTGAACCGCTTCCGGCTCAGGAAAAGGCGGAAGCCTGATCCGAATAGTGCGGGGGTTGCAGCCGCCGCCCCCGCGCTATACCTGACGGCGGCTACTTGAGGTAAGCCCGTGGCCGTCAGAAAGTTCATCCTCGTTGCCGGACAGAGCAACGCGCTTGAGGTAGCTCCCGTCCAAGACTGGGAAGACCTCAACCCCTACTTGGCTCTCAGGAGCCCGCAGACCAATCCTGCGTTGGCACCGTCCTACTCGGTCGGTCCCTACAACGACGTTCTGCAAATGCCCTACACGTTCCTGGGCGGGCCTCAGACGGACGTAAAGGGGGACGGCGACAAATACGGGGATGCTTCGGACGAGATCAACCACGGGGCATGGCAGACCGCCAACGTCCGTGGTGTTGCTTCGCAGGCGATCCGCTACCTGACGTTCTACGATCCGACTCCTAGCCAGTTCGGCCTGTTCACCAAGCAGGGCACGACTTCGACGTATCCTGGCACAGGTTCGATCAAGGCTGGGTCTACGGCGACGACGCTCAAGACCAGCATCCGCTTCACGGTTGACCCGAGCGGTCTCAAGATCACGCGGCAGCGGACCAACGAGGTGCATGACATCACCTCGACGACGGCAGACACGAACGAGATCACGATTGATCCGCCGATGATCCCTGCCCCAGAGGTAGGGGAGCAGTTTACCTTCGAGGTCGAGACTGACGCTGGGTCCACGACAGAAAGGCTAGTCTTCAAGAACAAGTTCGGGGGCGTCAACTTCACGACTCAGAACGAGGACACCGGAGACGGTGCCATCGTCAACGGCGACGTTGCCATCGACGGGACTCTGCCTGCTGCCTACGCCTCCTACATTTCTCAGATCCGAGACGCTGCGGGAGCCAAGACTGCTGCTCGCGTCACCTGCCGCGCCCGCAAGGTCAAGGTCGGTGATGTCATCCAGTTCACGAACGGGACAACGGGCTCTACCGCCGACATCTCAACGATTGCTGTAGACACCAACTACTACGTCACGCGCCATGCGTCGGCGGAGGAGGCTGTGGCGATCGCGGCTGACGACTGGGATGAGGACAACAGCCAGATCAAGAAGTCGGCGCACGGTTTAGGTCACAAGGAGGCGGTCCAGTTCAGCGGAACGCTTCCGACAGGGGTTTCTGCGGACACGACCTACTACGTGGACAACGAGATCAGTCTCGTCGCAGCGTCTTGGAATACTACCGCTAACGTCATCACGTTAACCGATCATGGCCTGAGCGATGGCGACATCGTGGTCTTCAGCAACGGCTCAACACTGCCCTCAGGAGGCTCCAACGATCCGGTTGTAGACTCGGAGGCTTACTACGTTGAACGCATTAACGACAACGAGTTCAAGCTGTATGAGACCTACAGCGGCGGCACGTTTAGCAACCAAGTTCTGTGGGCAACAGACGCTGGCGGCGACAGTTCCACCATCACGCTGCCCAACATCTTCCGTCTGTTCTCAAGGATTGATGGCACGCCTGTTAGCGTAAGCATGAGCGAAAGTGGCGGCGGGGCTTGCACCGTCACGCGCAGAGACTCCTACGCAACCTTCTTTATCTCTGCCAAAGTCAGCGGCACGGAGATCAAAGCAGACGCTAGTTCTGG